GTCCCATAAATGTGGCATCCCCTTCCTGGAGGGCCGTACCTGTCAATTTAAATCCAGAACAAAAATCTGCTCCAGTTCCTACACTACTAACTCCCATTGATATAGAAGATATTTGTGATACTCCAGAAGGTACAACCAAAGACAAGCCTGAACTTGCAAATTGATTATTCATACTCTGAAAACTAGTTGTTGCTGCTAATGCTGCCTCTGTTCTTGTTACTACTATTGCCATGTTTATGCCCTTACCTTAATTGGACCTAGAGAAGCTAGTACAGGTGATCCTCTTGAAAAGGATTTAACTGCAGCTTTTGCTAAAAATGCCCCGATTAATGTCTTAGTGATTGCCTGCTTATTAGATTTTGCAGACTTTGAAAGTGTTGATAATCCACTATTCAAATCTCCTGCTAGAAAGGATTTCATTGCTGAACCTGCATTCGTTTGCTCCAGCAAAGCGAGAGCTGATCCTGTTTCTATTATATTTATTCCGAATTGTCTAGGAGCTCTGCGCCTAGAAGCTTTTCTACGTCTTGCGACCATGTATTTCTAGTATTAAGAAACTGCTATATAAGTTATACCCGTTTTTGAGTATGGGGTGTTCCACTTATATATTATAAATTTAAAGTGAGCTTATGAGTGACAAGAAGTACACGTTCGGTCAGCCATCACTAATGAAGGCGATTGAACCAGGACAGAAAGCAAGCATAAAGTTTTTGGATCAACCAAAACTAGTAGAGACAGAATGGGGGGAAAAGTATTCCGTAACTATCCTTCTACTCTCTCATCCTCTGTATTCAATCTCTTCTCCTAAAGGGATAAAAATGAACTGGCAAACAAACGCTAAGGTAATCAAAGACCTAGTATCTATGCTAGAAGAAGGAAACAAAGAGTTCTTAAAAGATTACTCTAACATGACTTGGGAGCTTAGCGTAGCTGAGGACGGCAGCTATTGGTTGAATGCATGATTTGTATTAGTTGCAATAAACATGTTAGTGAATGGATAGGTGTTCCTACTGATAGAAATATAGTATTGTGTAAGGAGTGCGCATAATGCGTAGAGAGTGTACACTTTGCAAACAAGAATTTTTGCATCGTAGTGTAGAAAAAATGCATGAACATCTATTCTTGTGTACAGAATGTAAGCAAGCTATACTTAGCGCGGGGTCTTACTTTTAAGAAAGGATAAGGATAGAGAACTAGAAAGGTAATTAAGGGGCTCAGAAATATTATGAGTGACTTTCTAAGCCCTTTAAACCTACTAAAATACGCTATTATAACCCTATCTAGTGTCTAGTCCAAGGCGTTTCTTGGGCTGTTTGACCCCTTGTTCAGGACTTTGTGTGGCATTTAGTAACCCCTGGACACCATTTCGCTTCATTAACATATCAGCAACAAAACCCATTATTGGATTTTCTCTAGTTATCGCTTTGATCGTGGTTTGTCCTGTAGCATCATCAATTTTTTTGCTAGCAGCACCGATTGAACCAAAAAATGAGCTTTGGAAAGTTTCAAGTTTTTCATGCATTCTGTCTTCGATTTCATCTATAACACCTGCTAAAATCTCAATTAACTCTTCATCACTTTCTCTGCTTTTGGCCCAACGAACCCATTCATCTTTTGATAATTTGGCAATATATCTGCTTAGTAGTGCATAAAATATTGACCAAGCAGCAAAATAAAGCAATAATGAAACTGTAGTAATTTCCATTAATCCTCTCTTTCAAAAAATAGAGTTTTAATTGCAGCTAAAACAGAAAGGGCACTTACTATTTTTAACTGGTCATCGTTCATAATCCTAAACCTTTCTCAGCACGCTCTAGTGCTTTTTCTTTGGTGTAAATTTTCTTGTAAACTTCTCCAGGGGCTTCCTTAGTGATCCCTGAGTCTTGTGCTAATTTTAATAACGGAATCAATGCACCTAAATTCATGGTATCAACTCTCCAAGTACTTCAGGTACTTTTGATAATAATTGTTCAATACTAAGTCCTACAGGTGCACCGCCAATAGCTCGCTTTTTAGTATAAGCACTTTCCACATCTTTGCTAATATTAACACCTAAATCTTTTAAATCTTCTAAAGCTTCTTTACCTTCTCGAACTGCTAAAAATGCGAAACCAGTAATAATTATTTGTTTTATTATTTCAGGATTACTTATCAAAGACATAACATTGTCATGACTTCTCTTTGCATCAACTGCTGCTTTTTGAGCCGTTGTAACTTTCTCTATTGTATAATCCTCTGGAATAAGTGCGTAGGGCAATTTACCCCCCCCTTTTCATTGCTCTCAGAGAGTTAGATGGCATATTATCGCCTCTTTTTCTTGCCAGCAGGTGTTTTTCTAAATGCAACACCCATTTTCTTAAGGTTTAGTTTACCTGATCTTAATCGAAATCTTGGTTTGTTACTGTTAGCCTTAACATATTTGTTCCAGGCTGATAACTTACGTTTAGGTTTACGTTTGGATCTTAATGCTTCAATTGGTAAAGTATCTCTATAATCACCTACAGCAAGTTTAGTTCCACAACCAGGACAATACTGCATAGGCATTATTGGATCTCCGCTCCCTCTACTACTACTGTAATTAATCCAGAAGTACCTTGTGCTATAACTTTGATACCCGTGTTTGGGGGTATCGTATAGTATAGGTTAGGGAATTGGGGCCCGATCCCTGCAGTTTCTATTAGGAACTTGCTAACATGTAGTGCTTCCTCATTACCTTGAATAGTCCAGGACAGAGCATCACCTTGAGAACATCCGCTATAATCGAAAGAGACATTAGTAACGACACTGTAGAACCTATTAGGTGAGATAAAATCTAATACTGTAGTTCCACCTCCAGTTAATGCTTCTAGACCACTCCAGGCAAATACATGACTTCCAAAGAAGTTAAGTGTCGGCCCCGTCGAAAGTGTCATTAAACAATCTTACCCGTTATACTTGAATAACAATTGTGGTTAGTACTTCCGGTTTTGTTTACTGCAGTAATCTTGATAGCTGTATAAGGAGGTACTATAAACTCTAAATATTTTGAATTTTCATTAAATCTATCAGAGGTAGAAGTAACCACTGCAGTCAATTTAAGACCATTAAGATAAAAGAAAAAAGTATAATCGTCAGTCGTTATAGCATCACCTGTAGTTGTATAATTCCACTGCCAACGGACTTTGATTACATCACCTTCCGATCTAGTTTCTATTAAAGAAATTTCACTATTAGCAACAAGTACAACCCCTGAGTATGCATAAACACTTTTACCAATATAATTAAGAGTTAAACCTGTTGAAGCTGTAAATTGTGGTCCATAATCAACACCTTCGGGCATTGATCTACTCGAATGTTATGGTACAGCTAGAATCAATAGTTGCGTTAGTTGTTACTGCTACTTGAATATCTAAAGTATTTCCGCTTGTTACACCTAGTGCTGTCTTTTCTTGAACAACACAGTTAGCAACTCCAGTTCCACCACTTGCAGCCTGTGCAATTGCTGGTCCCATAAATGTGGCATCCCCTTCCTGGAGGGCCGTACCTGTCAATTTAAATCCAGAACAAAAATCTGCTCCAGTTCCTACACTACTAACTCCCATTGATATAGAAGATATTTGTGATACTCCAGAAGGTACAACCAAAGACA